TTGCATCGCGTGATGAAGTTATGGCTGCACAGTCACGCCAACCAATAGCGCCAGTTGTTCAGTTACATGATGTCGAAGTGCCGTTCCCTGAAGAAAAACCACGCGAATACCCAACACCTAAGCAGATGGGCATGATGCGTGCGTTGGCTAATGGGCAAGGTCTTAAAGGTGACGATTTAAAAACATTTTGTTCTGCTACTTTGAACCGCGAAATACATACAACGGGCGATCTAACTAAACAGGACATTTCTAAAGTAATTGACGCATTGAAATTAACTGAACCAAAAAACTAAATAACGGGCATACAGACCTAAGCGTTTTGCAGCGCAGTTGGTGACACTCGGAAACGAGGGTAGATGACGCGTGCGCAAGCACAAGTCAGGCAAATGTGTTACAGATATGGGTGTGCTACGAGGCAAAAGCACGGGGGGCATTTCGCATTAGGCTTACATCACAGCAACAATAATTGACATACCGAAAACAAACCACAAACATAAAGTTGACAACATGGCCAGCGTAAACAAACCGAGAGCAAGCGCGACAGCGCGCGCTAGCGCATTATGAGTCTTGCACACAAAGACGGGCGGTACCTAAAAAATAGGCAGGTGGTACTTCAAGGCAATCCACTATGTCACTGGTGTGGAACACAACCAGCCACACAAGCAGATCACCTAATCGAAGTAGACAGAGGCGGCGGACACGAATTAGAAAACCTGGTGCCATCATGCGCTAAATGCAACAACACACGCGCACATTTATATTCAAGCGCAAAAGCAAACATGCGAGGGCATGCACGCGCCGAAGCCTTACGCGATAACGGAATTGAAATAAAAAAATCAAAACCGTTTTTTTATACGCGAACAGAATTGTCCCCGACCCAATCCTTCTCTATCGCAAATGACCAGCCTGAACTGGCGCTGATTGGCCATGCCCAACCGCGATTGGAAACGATGGTGGCGGATCACGCTGGATCGTTCGGTTCTGAGGTGGCGGATTGGTCTGCCCAATACCTGAATATGGATTTGATGGATTGGCAAAAGCGCGTTTTAGATGGTCAGTTGGCGTTTGGTGATGATGGTGATTTGGTTCATCGTTATTCTTTGGTTTCAACTGCGCGGCAGAACGGTAAAACTGTAGCGTTGGCTGCGCTTGTTGGCTGGTGGTTGACTTCGATGTCGAATGTGCGTGATAAACCGCAAACTGTTTTGTCTACGGCGCATCGCCTGGATTTGGCGGTCATGTTGTATGACTATTTGGCACCGATTTTGCAAAAACATTTTAACGCCAAACTGATGTCTAGTTATGGCCGCAATAGTGTGACCATGCCTGATGGGTCACGCTGGTTTATTCGGGCCGCTAACAATTCTGTTGGTCACGGCATGTCAGCCAGCCTGATCGTGGCTGATGAGTGCTGGGACATCAACCGCGAAGTAGTCGATGGCGGTTTGTTGCCAGCGCAACGCGCACAACGATCACCGCTGTTGTCTATGTGGTCTACCGCTGGAACGGAAGCATCAACTGCGATGTTGCGTTGGCGTGAACAAGGATTGCGACAAATCGACAAACATGAACCGTCAACACTTTATTTTGCCGAATGGTCGCCGCCGCCAGATTTATCACCAATGAATCCACAATCTTGGCCATATGCGAATCCTGCATTGGGCACGACATTGGACATAAAAACGATTGCAGCAGAATCCGAAAATCCTGACCGCATAAGTTTTTTAAGGGCATCGTGTAATTTATGGGTGGCCAGCGATAAATCTTGGATTCAGCCAGGAATTTGGACAGAACTGGAATATGCCGATCCGATACCTGCTGGCGGTGTTGTCGCCATCGAATCATCACTAACAGACGAACGATATTTCGGTGTTAGATCAGTTGTATTGCCCGACCGTCGCACAATCGTTACCGTTGCGTTTGTTGCCGATACCTACGACCAAATGCTAAACGAAGTGAACCAAATCGCTAAAGATTCAACAGTCAAATTTGCTATATCGCCATCAATCGACATTCATTGGCCAACAGCGTTAGAGCGCCGCCGAATCGTCGTTGGATATGCAGAAATTCTAAAATTCACGCCGCGCATAAGGTCAATGATTCACGAAAAACTGTTGTGGCACACAGGCGAAACAATGCTGGCCGAACATGTCCAGCGTGCGGTCGCGGTACGGTCACAAAACAGTATTGCGTTATCGTCGCAACGATCACCAGGCCCAATCGAATTGGCGCGCTGTTTAGTTTGGTCAGCGGCGCTGGCATCACGACCAACCACAACAGGGAAACCGATGATCGTTGTTGCAGGTGGCTAGTATTTTGTCGGGCGGCCGTCGAGTGCCTTACTTTCTCGGTTGATGCTTGGCGGTCGCCTATACACAACGGTCAAATAGTTTGGTGGCATACTTAGCGCATGGGCATTTTCAATCGCACAATTAGCAAAGCCGCAATTTCACCGCAACCACAAAAAGCGGCTGCTGCTGGTTCCGCTAGTTACTACACAAACAGCGTGAACAATGGTGGCGCGCAAATGATCGGCCAATATTATTCCTACATTGAAGGCCCTGCGCGCAATCGTGCGATGAGTGTGCCAACAATTAGTCGCGCACGCGATCTAATGGCCAGCGTTATCAGTTGCATGAATTTAAAGATGTACACCGAAATTTGGAACGGCAACGAAATGGAAAAAATGCCATTAGCGCCACGAACCTGGTTGCGCCGCATCGATCCAAGTGTTCCAAATTCGTTTCTTTTGGCTTGGTTATTTGACGATCTATTTTTTTTCGGAAGGTCGTTTCTCTATGTGACCGCGAGAACGGCCGACAATTATCCAACGGCATTCACACGCATACCTGCGGCAATGATCCAAACATTGGATCAATCAGGGCCAGTTTGGTTTGCACCATCAAAACAAATCATGTTTCAAGGCGCGGAATTAAATCCTGACGATGTGATCCAATTTTTGTCACCAATACAGGGCATCATTTACATGTCGGAACAAGCCGTCGCAACAGCGCTGAAACTTGAGGCGGCACGCTACAGAAACGCATCATCGGCCATTCCTGCTGGCGTACTTCGACAAACAGGCGGCGAACCGTTAAGCGCACAGGAATTAGCAGATTTAGCGGCATCATTTAACGCAGCACGCGAAACAAACCAAACAGCCGCATTAAACGAATTTGTTACCTACACAGAAACATTGACATCACCTGACAAAATGCTGTTGATCGATAGCGCTGAATTTCAGGCTATGGAAATGGCCCGATTGTGCAATATTCCGCCATATTTGGCAGGCATCAGCGTCGGGTCGTATTCGTACCAGTCATCTGCGGAATCGCGCATGGATTTGTGGACATTTGGTGTTCGCGCTTATGCCGATTGCATTGCTGGCACACTTAGCCAAAACAATGTGCTACCTAACGGCACCTATGTCGAATTTGATGTTGAACAATATTTGAAAGGCGAATACTCAATGGACGAAATGCGCGAAACAACAGATGAGGAAAGTGTAGTGTTGCCATCATGATCAAATTAGTCCCCTCACAGATCACGGTTGATGCGGCAGCGGCAGACGGATTGCCGCGCCGATCAATCAGCGGTGTTGCAGTTACCTACGACGAAACAGCCACAGTTTCAGACGGAACACGGGTAAGATTTTTGCAAGGGTCGTTACCAGTCACGGGTCGCGACCCGAAACTTTTTGGACAGCATGACAGCAACCAAATCATTGGCAAATTAGTCGAACGCGTAGACACACCACAGGGCATGATGTTCACGGCCAAAATCAGCGCCACACGATTGGGCGACGAATATTTGACGCTTGCAAATGACGGCGTTATTGACGCTGTATCTGTTGGCGTAAATCCAATCAAATTCAGTTACGACGACGACGGCACAATGATTGTCGAATCGGCTGAATGGACAGAATTATCGTTGGTCAGTCAAGGCGCATTCAGCGGCGCCTTAATTGAACGGGTAGCGGCCAGCAAACCAGCCGACGAGACTATCCACGAAACACCAGTAGAACCTGTTATACAATCAGAACAAGACACAACAAAGGAAACAGACATGACCGAAAAAATTGAAGCACCAGTAGTTGAAGCAGCAGCCGCAACTGTTGAGAAACTTTGGGCACAACCAAAACAAGAATTTAAAATGCCATCAGCAGGCGATTATCTTGCCGCGATGCACATTGGCGGCGATACATTCCGCAAAGTCAACGAAGCCTACAAAGCAGCATTAGGCAAACAACAGACAGCGTTGCAAGCAGCAGCAGGCGACATTCTTACAACTGACACACCTGGTTTGTTGCCAGTTCCAGTTCTTGGGCCACTATTTCAAGATTTAAATTTTGTGCGTCCAGTTGTTTCAGCATTAGGCGCACGCGCTATGCCGAACACACCAAGCAAAACATTTATTCGACCAACGATCACGACGCACACTTCGGCCGCAACACAAACCGAAGGCGTTGCCGCATCAGCAACAACAATGGTGATTGCATCAAACACAGTTACAAAAACAACTGTTGCTGGTCAGGTCACAATGACTTATCAGGACATGGATTTCACCGATCCAGCAGCCATGAATTTGGTTTTGAATGACTTGGCTGGCGAATATCTGATTGCAACTGACAACATCGCAGCCGACAACATGGTTTCAGGCGGCACAGTTTCAGGTGTGACATGGACAGTCAACCAAACCGATCCGTCATCATTGATGACAGCGCTTTATGGTTGCGCGGTAAACATCGCAAGCATTTCAAACTATTTCCCGACACATTTGTTTGTGTCGCCAAATGTTTGGGAATTGCTTGGCCGCCAGTTGGACAATTCAAAGCGTCCATTGTTCCCTGCAATTAACGGCAACAATGTCATCAGCCAAAATTCAATCGGTACAGCAGGTGCAGACTTGTCGTACTCGTCACTGAATCCACTTGGTTTGACTTTGATTGTTGACAACAACTTTGCATCAAACACAATGATTGTTGCATACGCGCCAGGTTATGAAGTTTACGAACAGCAAAAGGGCATCGTTTCGGTAGAAGTACCGTCGACACTCAGCCGCACATTCAGTTACTACGGCTATTTTGCAACATTCGTAGCAAAATCTGCGTTCCTGCAAAAACTAGCGCTGGCTTAGTCGTAGGCGGCAAAACCGCTTATGGCAACTTATAAAACAGCCACGAAACAACTGCTAGATAATTATGCGTGCATTTCTACACTTGAACCGTCAGAGATCGCATTAGGCGAATCAATAGCGGTTTCAGGTTTAGCAGCACCATTCACTGGAACATTCACAGTTTTAGCGTTACCGCAATACCAATTCGAAGGCGTTGATGCTGAAACTGGTGAATTTCTATACAACACAAATGTTGCCGTACCAAACCAACTGCTGTACGCATGCACAGGCACAGCAGTTGAATTTGTTGCAGACTATTCAGGTGTTGTTACATACACGCAGACCTGCACATGGATCACAGCAACAGACATCGAGGATTGGATCGGCATAGGCACAGCAACGGCAGGCGACACAACATTTCTAACAATTTGTGCGGCCGCTGCGAATTCTTTTTGTTACCGTCGCAGGCAGGAAGTCGGATATTTTGACAGCCTGACAACTGTGCCAAGCCAAGATGTCAAACTAGCAACTATTATGTATGGCGGCGCGCTGTACCGCCAACGCGGATCAATAACAGACTTTGCATCATTTGATGGCATGTCGACAGGATCAACCAACGGTCTGTCGCCATTGGTTAAACAACTGTTAGGTGTCGACCGTCCACAGGTGGCTTGATGCCTGTTGCATTTACCGATCTCTTTAATGAGGCACTAGACGATCTGACAGCCACGCTGACAGCCGTTAGCGGCCTACAGGTAGTAAACGACCCTAGAAACCTTGTGCCGCCATGCGTGTTCATTGACGCGCCATCGTTTGACGCTTGGAACTACAACATCGTCAAATTAATGTTTCCCGTCAAAATCATCACGCTAGGGCCAGCGAACCTAGATGCACAAAGATCGCTACTCAACATCATGTCGAAGGTACTAGCGGCCAATATTGCCGTTACCGATGGCAGGCCGACTAGTACGCTTATAGGCGGCGTTGAATATCCAAGTTACGAAGTGACCGCAAATGTTCAAGCACAAACGGCATAGGAAACAAACATGGCAAATTACATAGTTACATCGGCAAGACTTGCAGGTTTTAAACCTGGCGATGTTGTCACCAGCGCCGATCTAGATGGCGTAAACATTGAAGCGTTAGTCGAAGGCGGCCATATATCCACACAGACCGTCAAAAAACCTGCTAAAACTAAAGACACAAACGAAAAGGAATAAAACATGGCAACCAGCGTTTATTTATCAAATCCGAATGTGACCATCAACAGCGTTGATTTGCGCGACCAATGCACCAGCGCAACATTGAACTATGTTTACGAACAACTAGAAACAACTGCGTTTGGTGACACAGCACGCAAATATGGTGCATCAACCGTGACATCGTTGCAAAACAACAGCGTTGAAATTGAACTGTATCAATCCTACGCAGGGTCAGAAACTGAGGCGACAATCTACGGTTTGGTCGGTATTCAAACAAACATTGTGCTTGCACCAGCAACAGGTGTCGCATCGGCAACAAATCCGATCTACACATTGACAGGCGCTTACCTTGAATCGCACACACCGATTAACGCATCACTTGGCGAACTGTCGACAATCACGCTGACATTTACTGGCGGCGTATTGACTAAAGCGGTCGCATGATCGCGCGGCATTGGCCGCTGAAAACTAACAAAACAAGCCAGTCTGATTCAGGCTGTACCGAGAAAGGCAACTAATGCAATTATCACTAGAAGTTCAATTTTTAGACGGAAGCGATCCAGTCACAGTCGAAACAACATTGTTTACGACTGTTTTATGGGAACGCAAATACAAACGCAAAGCATCAGAACTTGGCAGCGCTATCGGGCAAGAGGATTTAGCATATTTGGCTTACGAAGCATCAAAACTTTCAGGTGTTGTCGTGCCAGCGGTATTTGACGATTATTTGAAATCGTTGAAGTCTTGTTTGCCAATGGCGGTCAATGACCCAAAAGTAGGCGCGGTTCATACCGCTACGGATTAGCGCAGATACTTGTGGCGACTGGTTTTTGGCCTGCTGAAATATCGTTTGAGATCGACGATATGAACACGGTCATTGAATTGATCAACAAAGAACGCAAGGCCCGAAATGGCTGACAGCATTAGCGCAACCACAACAGTTGTCGGTGTCAAAGATGCGTTGCGCGTATTGAACAACATTGACAAACAGGCGCGCCGCGATTTAACAAAAGATTTTAAACAGATCACCGCACCAGTCACAAACGACATAAAAGCCAAATTGCCTAAATCCGCACCGCTATCAGGCATGGCGCGCAAATGGACAACAGCGTCAGGTTTCCAAATGTTTCCGTACAGCGACAAACAAAACAAAGTTGCGTCAGGTGTATCAGGCAAAAAGGTCAGAGAATTTCGTGGCGCGTCAACAAACTTGGCAACATTCTTTGTGCGTTACACAGGCCCTAGTGCGGCGCTGTTGGACATGTCAGGAAAAGGCAAAGTGCCAACACGACAAGGCGGTCAAATGGTGCAAAGTTTAAGCGCCAAATATGGCACCGCATCACGATTTGTTTGGCCAGCATGGGAACGAAACAAAAACCAAGTTGAAGGCGAAGTTGAAACATTAATTGATCGACTGATGGAACGCGTGCGAAAGGAATTGAACTAATGGCTGTATCTATACCTATTGTCACCGAATTTGATGGCAAAGGCATATCGAAGGCGATGGCCGAATTTAAACAATTGGAAGGCGCTGGCGCTAAATCTGCGTTTGCGTTAAAAAAAGCGATGTTGCCAGCGATCGGTGTTTTGGGTGGTTTGGCAACAGGTTTAGGTTTGGCAACCAAATCGGCTGCTGAGGATCAAAAAGCGCAAGAACTATTAGCGCAACAGTTACGAACCAGCGCTGGCGCTACTGAGGAAGCAATCGCCGCCAATGAGGATTTTATTTCGGGCATGTCACGCGCGTTCGCGGTCGCTGATGACCAGTTAAGGCCAGCAATGTCAAATCTAGTTAGGTCGACTGGATCGGTTGAGGCTGCACAAGATTTGATGAACACAGCGTTAGATATTAGCGCGGCAACAGGGAAAGATTTAGAAACAGTCACGCTGGCATTAGGCAAAGCGTACAACGGGTCAACTGCTGCGCTAACCAAATTAGACCCGTCGTTGAAAGGCGTGATTGATTCTGAATCAAGCATGCAGGAAATTACTGAGGCGTTGGCGACATCGTTTGGCGGTGCTGCAACAACAGCGGCCATGTCATTCGAAGGCCGTATGGCTGGCATGAAAATAGCGATGGACGAAACCAAAGAATCAATTGGAATGGCATTGTTGCCCGTGTTGCAAAAATTGTTGGAATTGTTAGAACCGATGGCGGAATGGGCACAAGAAAACACAACAACATTTTTGATTATTGCTGGCGTGATTGGCGGTTTTGCGGCTGCCATCGTGGTTGCCAATGTCGCCATTAAAGCCTGGACTATTGCTACACAGATCGCCACAGGCGCGCAGGCTGCGTTCAATTTTGTTATGTCAGCCAATCCGATTGCACTAGTCATTTTGGGCATTGTTGCGTTTGTTGCGGCGCTAGTTGTGCTGTACAAAAAGTTTGATGTCGTGCGCGAAACAGTCGACGCGGTGTTCAGTTTTATTAAAGATGGCGTGACCGCCAGTTTAGATTTTTTGAAGGATTACATTTCAGGTGTTTTAAACATTTATCGATCAATTTTTAACGCGATTGCCAAACTGTGGAACAGCACGATCGGCAAATTGGCGTTCAAATTTCCTGATTGGGTACCAGGTTTTGGTGGCAAAGGTTTTGAAGTGCCAAAAATACCGATGTTGGCCGAAGGCGGAATAGTTACATCGCCAACGCTGGCGCTGATTGGCGAAAAAGGGCCCGAAGCGGTAGTGCCATTGGGTCAAGGTGGCGGCATGGGAAATGTGACAGTCAATGTGACTGGCGGTTTATCGACTAGCGCCGAGATTGGCCAAGCGGTAGTCAACGCCATTCGCGCATACAACAGGTCAGCAGGGCCAGCACAAATTCAGGTCGCATAATGGCAGGCACAACGATTGTTGGCGCTGGTAACTACAGCCTAGAAATTGACACAGGATTTATTCAAGACGCGTTCACACTTGATGACGCGGTGCAAGGCGTACTAGACAACACAACCTATGTTTTAGACGGCACAACTAATTTTGCTGATGTAACAACAGGCATTAATTCAATCAGCGTAAAACGCGGCAGACGCGATCAAGGCGACCAATTCAGCGCAGGGACAATGGTGCTGAATATGCTGGACACGACTGGAATTTTTAATCCGTTCGATTCGCTTAGTCCGTATTTCGACCCGTCAACAGCGCAACCAGGTTTAGCACCAATGCGCAAAGTGCGACTAGCACGCTATTCGGCAACCAATGTCAAAGAATATTTGTTCAACGGCTACATCGTTAACTATGACTACAACTTCGCGCTAGGCGGACTCGACACAGTGACCGTTTACTGTGCAGACGATTTTTATTTGTTGGCCCAAACCTACATGGACGAATTCAATGTTTCAGAAGAACTGTCAAATGTCCGATTATCAGCAGTTTTGGATTTGCCTGAAGTTGATTTCCCGTTAGCGCAACGCGACATCGATACAGGCACACAAACACTTGGCGGCGCGTCAGCGTTCACAGTTCCAGCAGGCACAAATGTTCTTGAATACTGCACACGGATCAACACCGCTGAACAAGGCAGATTGTTCATGTCTCGTGACGGCGACCTAACATTTCAACCACGAATCGGCAACACACTTAGTCAACCTGTTGTCAGTTTTCATGATGACGGAACAAACATACCGTTTGATTCATTAGGCATATCATTTGAAGCAGATCAAGTCATTAATCGGGCAGCGGTCGCCATCGCTAGCGGAAACCAACAAATCGCAGACGACGCAGCCAGCCAAGCAAAATATTTTATACAAACAACCAGCATCACAGATTCGCTGTTACACAACAACACAGCAGCGCTGGCGTTGGCCAACTATCTACTATCACCTGAACCTGAGGCACGCTACACAGCCGTCGGAACCAACCTAAACAAACTGACAACAGCACAGCGCGACACAATCGCCATAGTCGACATAGGCGACACAATCAGCATAGAAAAATCGTTCGCCAGCGGATCAGGCACAACACAACTAGCGCAGGAACTAAGCGTCGAAGGCATAGAACACACCATCACAGTCAACAACGGCCATTCGGTCATGTACTTCACGGCACCAACAACCATCGTTTATGAACTAATTTTAGACGATCTAACCTATGGCATCATAGATTCAACAAATGTTTTAGGATAATGTAAAGGACACCTATGGCAATACAAGACTTCACAGCAGGCCAAGTTTTAACGGCCGCACAAATGGATTCGCTACAGGCGAACGATTACAACTGGACGGTTTCGACTAAGACCGCTAACTACACGCTAGTTGCAGCCGATAAAGGCACGCGCGTTGTTATGAACGCGGCAGGCGCAACAACGATCACGGTTAACACAAGTTTGTTTAGTGCAGGTGACACTTTGTTTATTCAAAACATTGGTGCAGGCACTTGCACAATTACGGCAGGCACGGCAACAGTAACGACCGCAGGGTCTTTAGCGTTAGGCACATGGGCAGGTGGCACTTTGTATTTTACTAGTGCTAGTGCTGCTATTTTTTTTAGCGGTGGTGGTGCTAGTTATGGCACGGCTACAGGCGGCAGTTCATCAAGTATTACGGTTGGCGGTATAAATTACACTCTTTTAACTTTTACAAGCACAGGCACTTTGACAGTTACTAAGTCAGGTTTGTTTGATGTTTTGTTGTTTAGTGGCGGTGGTGCTGGTGGCAATATCGGTGGTGGTGGTGGTGCTGGTGGTGTTGCGCAATCAACAATTTATTTAGACGCAAACACAACGATAACTATCGGTGGTGGCGGTGCAGCGTCAGCGACAAGTTATGCAAGTAGTGGTAGCAGTTCATCTATTGACAATACGGCTAGAGCGTTGAGTGTCGCTGGTGGTGGCGCTGGTGCTTCTTATGACGGGACGGCAGGTTATGGTCGTAGTCAGGTTGGCGGTAGTGGTGGTGGTGGTGGTGTAAGTGGTGCTGAAAATAATTTGGCGGGTGCAGTTTCTATGGCACCGTCAATTAGCGGTTTCGCAGGCGGTCTGGGTGTAACCAATGCTGGAGCGGCTGGTGGTGGCGGTGCTACTGCCGTTGGTGCTGGTGGTAGCGGTAACAATGGTGGCGCTGGTGGCGCTGGTTACGATGTCAGCGCTTTTATTGCAGGTAGCGCACTTTATAAGGGTGGTGGCGGCGGCGGCGGCGGTTATGGTGGCGGTGGTGGCACAGGTGGCGCAGGCGGTTCAAGCGTCGGCGGTGCAGGTGGCACAGGCGCAGGCGGCACATCGGCAGGCGC